CGCTTTGCTACTTTAACTTCTTCCAAGGCCGCCGGCGTTTTTGCTACTTTAACTTCTTCCAAGGCCGGCGGCGTCTTTGCTACAGTATCTTTGTTAATTACCGTCTTAGTTTTATCGGCTTCTGTTTTTACTTCGGCGCCAGTGATTGTGTCGTTGCCTACGGCGCCAGTGATTGTGTCGTTGCCTACGGCGCCAGTGATTGTGTCGTTGCCTACGGCGCCAGTGATTGTGTCGTTGCCTACGGCGCCAGTGATTGTGTCGTTGCCTACGGCGCCAGTGATTGTGTCGTTTTTGACTGTAGCGGCTCTATTAACGTCCTCTTGCGTTTTGTACCTTTCATCCAGTTCCGCAACGTTTTGATTAACCCCAAGAACAACTTTGGTCGTAGCATCTATAAGTCCTTGAACGTCGCCCTGAATCGCTGCCGAAATTGCACCGGCGTTAGTCCCGGTAGCCTTACCTATTTCTTCAAGAATTACAACTTTAATGATTTCCCTAAGATTGGGGTCGGATTGGCCGGGGGAGCTCCGGGAAAATACTTTTTGCAGTACGCCGTCTATAAACGGATTGCCGGTGTACACGCCTACGGGAGCGCCACTGGTTGGCATACTACCTACGATTGTTGGGGTAGCGCTACCCGTGGGCTTTCCAATGACGATGGTGCCGGATTGGTTTGTTGGGTTTAACACAACAAGTGAAGGAAGCGGCGCGTTAATGAGTTCAAACAGAGCATTTGTGCCCCTACCAATCACGTTACCTATGCCGCCAATAATATTACCTGCGCCGGTAACGGCACCCTGTATCGGGGCGGGCAACAAATCAAATAGGCTACCCGTAGCCGCACCGGGAAGCGCAACTGTACTTGGTCCAGTGGCCGTGGTTGGCGCTGCCGCACCGGGTGTAGCTGCCTGTGCCATCGAAGTAATGTATTGGTTCCCCCCCGGAGGTGTAGTGACAGCGGGTGTGGTTCTGTCTATCGGTGCCTTCCCGCCAGAGTCCCCGGGTATGTTAATGGTGGGTTGACCTATAAAAACAGGGGTGGGTGGCGCCAAAAAAGACTCAGGGGATGGCGCCCCAGCGGGTACCGAAACCCCATACCGCGACATAAGCTCGTCAAAAGCGGTCTTTCTCTGTGTGAGCGACGTAGTTTCAGGATTGTAAGTCGCGTTTACGTAGCCAATAACATCCTCAAACGTTGGGGCTCTTCCCAGCAACTCTGTTAAGTTAGGGTCGTAAAGCCCTACTCCTCCGCCGACTGGGCTAACATTTGTAGAACCTATGTCGCCTAAAAGCTCTTGAATAAAATCAGTGGGGCTGTAGCCGCCTAAGCGTTGACCAATGACTGTGGTTGACCCTATACCAAAATAAGGATCGACGTCCCCGCCAGCGTCAAAGTGAATTTTCCCATCTTCATCAATTCTCATAACTCACCTCAAGGAAGCACGGGTAGAATGGCAGGTAGCGCGGAAACAAAGCTCACGGCTACGACAGCTGAGGCTATCCCCGGGTGCGGAGATGTTGGTGCAACCGTATCGAGCTGCAACGCAGTGCTGTCTGCGGCGATCATTATCTGAATATACTGCTTTGCCTGCAAATCAATGTTAAAGCTCCAGTTAATCTCAAGCTCCTTACCGGAACCCGATATGCTGTACTCCCGCGTCGAATACCCAACGTTAGTGCCGTTTCGCCTGAGCCACACAAAAACAACCTTGCTACTGCCCGACGTGCTGCGTAGCTGCCCAGTAAACTGGAAGTTGTAGATACCTGAGTTAGCCACCGTGATCTCGGAGGTAGTAACGCCGTTTATACTCACCCCAGCGTTAAGGTACGTCTGGTTAAAGCGCACCGGCTGCGCGGTGTTAATTACAGCAATTGCCTGATCTCCGGTATCAAAGAACAACCCGTTCGGGCTACTTATAAACACGCCGCCGTTGTCGCCGGTGAGCAGGTTCAACGTGTTAGCTATCTGATTAAAGAACAAACGCAGGATGTTGTTAAGGTCATCCAAGTACACGCGTATCGGGTTCTGCTGCGGAGCTACGGGCAGGGCAGGCGGCTGAACTTTCTTTATCTTGTTTGTGTTAGACATATTAACGTCTGCCGTCAGGGCGGATATCTAGTCTGGGTTTACCTAGTTTCCACGTCACTCCAAGGCCAGTAGACTCAATCTTTACCGCTATCTGCCGGCCACGTATGCGCACGAACACCTGCCCAGTAAACTCTTCAATCGGCACTGTGGTGATCCGCGTTATTGTAGTGGTGCTGTTACCACCAACGGACAGGGGGTTGTAGTAGCCTGAGCCAGAGTTCTGCAGAGGCAGTATTGTCATCGTAGCCGACGGCGCGTCCGCGGTAGACCCCACAAAGGTCATGTCCGGCAGAATGCGGTTAATCATCATAAACCGGTCGCCCTCGTCGATATCAAACTCGCCCGAAGTAATCGTCGCTATAATCGGATTTGCGGTACCCAGCTCGTTGCAGTCAACGCCAAACTCTTGGGAAACTAGGTTGTTACTGTAAGTAGCCGCAATCGGGTTGTCTCTGAGGTCAGCATCTATCCACGCTGAACGACTCAGGTTGCCGTAGAACCAGATGTTCTCAACGTAGTTGTACACCACATACCGGTTGTTCTGCGTGGAGCCGGCAGAAGGGTAGAACCACCACACCTCATCAAACTGCTCGTTGGTACCGCATATCACCTGATTGAACTGATTTTTGTTAATGTCGTTGAACACGTAGCTACGCAGTGTGCAGGGGAGCGTCTTAACCGTACCGTCGTAGTAGTAAAACTTGTCTATGCCCATCCAGTACGCAACGTTGTTTGCGTAGATGGTACCGTTCGGGCTGACCACGGTTATGTTAGAACCAAGCAGCTGCGCACCCCACACTTCCGGAGCACCTAGATACTGCAGACCGTACACGGCCGAGTCAGTCCACACCAACACTTCTTGACGCGCTTGGCGTACAGCAACTATCTCGGTGCCTTGGGACAGACGTAGGCTACCGGCTTGATTAAGTGCCGTCGGTGTCCAGTTAGCTACGTCCTCTTGGTCAGACCAGCGGATCAACATGGGGTCCAGCGGGGCGGCGCCCAGCTCGTTGGCTCCGAAACAGAACGCAAACCGGAAGATGTCAGATACAAACGCAATGTTGGCGATCACCGGCACATTGGACGCTCCGCCCAGTGACGATACGTACACCGCTCTCGTAGTAACTCCAGTCGAAGCATCCCAGTAAAACGGAGCGCTGCCACGGTACGTAAAGAACAAGTCCTCACCGAAGTTAGACTGACTCCATATCCGCATCGGGGCTAGTGTTACCCCGCCAAAGCCCCACGTACCAAAACCCCAGCGACCTGCACTCCACCCGGTAAAGGGCACTTCAATCTCGTTGCCTATAGGTATCTGGTAAGCCCCAACGACGGACGCTCCACCGTCTCCGGAATCCGAAGAATTTGCCGTGGCTGTAGCTACAAATGTGTAGTTGTCGTCGTCGATGATGGAGGCAATGACGTACTCTCGGTTTAGCACCGTAGCCGTAATGTTACCGCCCAGACTTACCGCACCCGAGAACGTAACAAAGTCGCCCTGCTGTGCGCCGTGATCCACATCGGTAGCCGTGATAACAGCGGAACCAGTAGTTGCATCAAACTCTACATCCCCAGCAGCTGTGGTTAAGCGAATGGGGGTAACGTCAAAGTACTGCCCACCACGCTCAATGTAGTATTTGAGGTTAGTGCCGACCGCTAACAGGTTCTGCCCAGAGAGCGTAGCCCAGTTAGTTAATGATCTAGCGACACCCAAATACGTATTTGCAGAAAGCCGCTGCCACCCACCTATTTTCTCGGGCAGGCCGAAACGGAAACGGACTTTATCCGTCTCGAACCATGTACCCTCCGCAGCGTACCGCGTACTTTCTCGGTTAACGCCGGGTTTTAAGGTGAGTGACTTAAGCATTATCTGCCACGTGGTGCAGATTTACCGCCCGCAGCACCGCCTTTCTTAGTAGCACCACCAGCTGCATAGCCTTTCTTAGCCATACCACCAGCTGCCATCTTGCCTTTGCCATCCGCAGCAAACGCCGGGACTTTCTTACCGTCCTTTTCAACCATCTTCATTGCGCCGCCTGCTGCCATACCCTTAGCTTTCATCATTTTCTTCGCTCTCCGCATACAGATTGTTAAAAGTTACATTGGGGTCCAGATACGAATCGTCTTGCTCTGCGCAGTGTATCCACTGACTCGGTTTAAAGTCCGGTGCGCCTTCACCTGTTACCCAGTAAGCTGGGCTAGTGACACGGACTCTGTTGTTCGGTAAGGCTACAATATTTCCTGTCCACTTGCCAGCATCCGTCAGGATGAGGACGTGTGTCTGCTTGTGCTGTGCAGGGTCCTCGGAGACCTCGCTCTCGGCGTAGTCAACCGTAAACAAATAGCGACCCTTGAAGAACTCGTTGTTGATCTTGCACATCCACTGGGACGGTTTAGCCCTGTCAATGGAGATAATGCTGTGGTGGTAAGAACTACAATCCCACGGCTGCACAAAGTGCGTTTCCATCCTTTCCGGCCACTCTTCCAGTGGTATGTCGCCAACCAAGGCTGTGATGGGCATACGTGCCCACATCGCCCCGCCGTGTACGTTAGGCTGGCTACCATCGTCTGCTTCGCACCCGGTGAAGATCAACTGAAAAGACAGACACCTGTCGGGCATGGTGGTAACAGCAACTGCCAGCGCATGGACGTACTCGCCGTGGTAGTTTTGATGACCGTTAGTGAACTCTTTGCGCACCCAGCACTTGAAGTACGGGATGTTGCTTATAAGATACATTTAACCCCCAGACAAAAATAAAGCTCGTTCGGCCTCTCTACGTCTGACTAGACCGTTCAGCACTTTGCCGCCGGCCTTGTTCCATTTGAGGAACTCTTCTGCTGCGCCATCGTAGTCGCCCCGATTGTACTTCATTCTTAGGGTAGATGACTGCAAGTTCCCTAACCCCACATTGAACGCAAAGCTGACCAGCGCGTCAAGATGGCACTGATTATCAGCAGCAGCAGGACATAGTCGTAGTACCCCTGCCTCAAAGCGTTGTAGATCTTTCTCAAGCAACGTATCAATCTCATCACCGGAAAACGTCCTATTGTGCTCAGTTTTGAGCGGGTAGTTGGCTCTCTCGTCGTTCTTCAACCGCGCTTGGTCAGGGTACAGCACATGGCCGTAGGCAATCGTCCACAGCGCAGCCGGGCACTTGTACGGCATGGCGTGACAACCCTCGAAGGATTTTATCAACTGTATCCCCGCCTCAGATGTACTCATTTCTTGGAGAAAGCCTGCGACCCGAACCAAAAACTGATTATTGCAGCAAGGATTGCCATCTCGTCATCGGAGAAAACCATCTCCATCGCTACAGAAAACGCGACACCCGTTGAGTAGGCGTACCAGATGCCGGCAACGTCCACCACGATCAAGAGACCCACAAACAAGTACGTGACGACGGGTCGCACAGAGGCTCGCAGGTTAATCACCCACGTGCTGGCACCCTCACCAATCTTCATGTCGTGCTTCCACATAGCGAGCTTTTCCTGCGCCTGTGTCTGCATTGCGATCTGGTCGGTCTTAATCTCTTCGACGCGGGCTTGGGCAATAAAGCCTTCCTTTGCCAGAGCAATCTCGCGCTCACGGTTCGCCGCCATCAGAGCCAGTTCGTGCTTCTTGTCGCCACGATCTTGGACGAAATCCAGTACCTTCGGCAAACCACCGGCAGCAAAACCCATCAAACTTGATATTAAACTTAACATGATTTGTTACCTCGGCAAGGGGGTTCAGCATCGCCGTTACCAAGTTTTATCCCGGCAAGCAGGCCAATAAAGCCCCCGATAATTGTCTGAAAAGCAGGACTGATTAATTTGAATATTTCGGCGTTGTCGATGTTGTCAAACCAGAGACCAGAGACTAGTGCAATGACCATGACTAGGACAGAGACACACAGCGTGGCGGAAACCATCAGGGTCACCGCGAATGTCAATTTGCCTTTGATGTCACTTTCGTTCATCTATTTACCCCAGATTTAGAATTATGCCGATACCAAAAGCCACTATTGCCCCAACGAGGCCAAGAATCACAGTAATCGTCAGTGTGTTTGCAATGAACTTACGCATCTTGCGGCGCTGGTTGAGCGTCGCTCTTTCCCGCGTGTCTTTAATCTTGGCGCGGTCACGCATCATTGCCGTGTACTCCTCAACGCCCCATTTGTAGACTATCAATTCACGCAGTTCTTTCTCTTGCTGCTCGATCTTCTTTCGGGCTACAAGTGCCTGCATCGCCTCTTGCTCAACGCTGCCAGAGAACATGAGCTTTTTGAATAACGGCGGGTCTTTGGCCTCTTCCTCCGCGTTCTTAACATCGGACACAGCCTTAAACCACGTGCCAAGCTGACCGCCCATG